GTAAGCTGCTCCTTTGAGTGGGCCTGGCTTATTCTTAGTACCACCGAACATTACCTTCTCGGCTCCTGACTGACTTCCGGCCATAAGGATTAGAGAGATAACTTCTCCCATATTGCTAAAGGTAATTCCTAGATCATCAGATACTATTGGTTGAGAAAACTTATCTAAACGAAGTCTCTTACCTGCGTAAGGGATACGAGATAGTAACGGAAACATAGCTTCTTCAAATCTGGTTCCTTTAGGAGCTGCTTTAAGTATTTTATTGATAGCTCCCACTATTATTGCTCTGTCATCTCTGATGGCATTGTTTCTGTTAGCTTGAGAATTTTCTAGCTGATTCACTATCTTTCCTGCTATTGACTTAGCAAATGCGGCAGGGCTTGAATACAGTGATCTAAGTCCAGTGTACATAGTTTGTATTGACGAAGTGTAGCTCATCTTCTCATATGTCTTTGGCATACTTTTACTATTTTCAACTTCTTCACTTATAGACATCTGAGCATTTAGTAGTGCAATAGTTTCGTTACCTACCTCGACTTCTCTTACAAGTTTTGCTTGTTTCTGAAGACTCTTAACTATTTCACCAAGCTCTAGGTAGGCTCCAACTCGAAGTGCAAATGCAGTCTTACCTTTGTTTCTTTGGAAGAAATTATCTACCATTGTGTTGATGTCTCTGAGCATTTCTTGTGATACTGCGCTAGCATCTGGAAACATATCAACTGTAAGTACAGGAGAAGTAGTTGCACCTTCCATTGTTTGACGAATAACTTCTTTGGCGTAAGCCATGATCTCAACATTATATTTTTTAGCAAAGTCGTGAGACTTAGTGTATTTATTGATCTGCTTTATTCTTAGTATAGTTTTATTAATTTGTGGAACGATGCTGCTTCCTAATTTGAAAGACTCATATGAGATTGCTGATTTAACTTTATCGTTAAAAGCATTTACAAAGTCACCCTTCTTAAAGAAACGAGCTGAAGTTCTACCAAGTCTTCCATAATTCACTCTAAATTTAGCTGCTGAAAAACCACGTAAAGTTGAGTTCATTACTGTTTCACGAGCCTCATTCTTAATGCGATCTTCTTTTCTCATTATCTCAGGAGGAGTAATAAAAAACTCTGCCATATTCTTAAGTGTTGGGAGATATTTATCAGCAAGTATCTTCATTTCCTCATTTAAGAACTTCGAGGTTTTAGTATTACTCAAGCTGTCCACTGCTTCATCTCTTATGAGTTCATCAGATTTAAGCACTGGGTATTTAGCATCAATGATCTCGTTAGCTTTTTGTTCAACTAAATCATCTCTAGTTCCCATCATCATAAGTGAGTCAATGAACTCTTTGGTATCTGATATTCCCATGCTGTACATGACAATACTGACAGGAGTTCCGGCTCTCTTATTAGGAGCAATTATATAGTTTGGAATAATTTCTTTGGCAATTAAAGCTGCTGACTCGTCACCATCAAATAGATCAAGAAAAGTTTTGTAATCTATTCGAGGGTCAGATACATCTTTGCCTGCTTTCTTAGCTGCTTTGTATTCCTCATATTGATCTTTCATCTGATCATCAATAAGCATTTCTGGGTAAGATCCAACAATTGCAGAAGCTTCATCATAAGCGTTATTTAAAGCTGCATCAATTAGCTGCTCACGCTCTTTGTATGAGGAGTTCATAATCTTGCTAGCAAATTTACCTACGGCTTCAGCAAGGGCATCCTTAGATGTATTATAGTATTCTGAGAAGTTGCCGCCTAAAGCATCTTGGTCAAACAAAGGCTCTGGAAACATTGGAGTAAGTATCTCATCAATCTTCTGTCCAGTACCAATAATACCATTAAACATTCTATTAATTTCAGGAGTTGGTTTAAATACTTTGTATCCTAGTGCATCTGCATGTCGTCTTATAAAATCCATAATTTTAATCATGTGCTTTCTAAAAGATTCCATGACATCACGAACTCTACTGTTCTCAAAGTTACCTGATAGGAAATATTCTTCAGTCGTAGTAGCAAATGATTCGTGAATATCTCGGAGCTCTTTATCTGGAAGACTATTTATTACTGATACATTTTCAATATTATACAAGTCGGCGACTTTCTCCATTGCGTACCAGTACTCTAGTTGATCAGGTGTCATCTCATCTACAGGTATGTTTGCCATGAAGGTGTAATCATCACTCATCTCATATAGCCATGAGTGGCCAAATTCGTGAACAACTGTAGTAGGTGTTGCCCTTTCATCAAAAAATAACTTGTTTTCACCTGGCTGATAGTAACCATAAACCTTGCTACTTTTTCCACTCTTTATTGTTTGATCACCAATAAGGTCATTGACATCTCTGCCTGTTACTTTAGCTCTGTTCAGTTGTCTCGAGTATTGAACTTCAGCAAAAGTGTCTATTGCTTCAGGTGATATTCCTTTAACATTTTTTAAGTTCTTTTTAAGTCTAAATTTAAGAAGATTAAAAGCTTCATTTCCTTCAGGCCCTCTTAGCTTCTTGCGAATCTCAGACAGCTTAATAATTTCACCTGGGTTGCCATCCACGAGTTGAGCTTCATTAGCTTGCGCCTGCTCTTGTTCAGGAGTTACTGGAATATCAGGAGGAGAGTTATCTTCTTTAGTTGAAAGCTCTTGTACTACTTCTTCCTCATTAATTTCTTCGCCAGGTCTCTTCTCTGATTCAAGGGAAAATGGATTACTGATAAGTTCTGAGGTAGCTTCATCAGCTTCAATTGCGTTAAAATCGTTTCCGTTTATACGTACAATAGAATCAATCTCGGGGTAATCTTCAAGAAGGCCCATCCATTCTGAGATAGGTATTTGTACAGGAATATCATTATCACGGTTGTTAATAAATTCACTTGAGTACTCTTGTGGCAGTAGTTCTAGTATTGACTGAATAGGTACATTTTGATCCTCGAAGAAAGTGGTTAATTCTGATGGTGTAATTTGAACAGTACCTTGTACTTGCTCTCTTTCAAAATCAGCGTTAGTTTTAGCATCTTGTTTTACATCATCAACTTCATCATAAGTTTGTGGATCAGCTTTAGGGATTGGAGGTATTGGGTTAACCACATCTTCTATAAGATCTTTAACTTGCTCTGAGTTGCTCTTTGAAGTTTCATCTTGGTTGTAAACTGTCTTTGCTTCGTGAAGGTCAAACATCTCATTAGAAGCTTTAGTAGCTGAGTCGAGAGCTGACTTCATTTTAAAGTATCTTTCTTTACCATTGCTTCTTAGAAAAGTTGTACCTACTTTAAGACCACTTATCCCAGAACCAAGCATACCACCATAGATAGATTCAGTTATCCCTTGCTCACCTGCGGTAACAAAAGTTTTAGTAGTCAGATCACCTGACACCGCATCTCTAGCAACTGTCGCGGTAGCTTGTGATAGACCCTCTTCAGCCGCACCTGCAGCCACATCTTTAGCCAGTGTCTTACCTGCTGTTTTAAGAGATGTCTTAGCACCTTCTTTAAATATCTTCGAGAAACCTTTTCCAATATATCGGGCATAAATTAATTCAGATACACCCATAACTGCACCATACACTGATGCTCTTTTCTTCCATCTTGCTACTCGTTCTGGGTTGCTGAAAGCTAACTGTAAATCTATTTGACCCGTCTTAGGATCTCTAAAAGGCTCAAGGTCTTCTTGTAAAGATTCAGAAATACCGAGCATCCCACCAATTGATAAAGCTCCTGCCGCTCCTAGCACTGGACCACCAACCACTGTACCTGCTGCTCCTGCTCCTAATGGACCAATAGTAGATATGGCAGCTTGAGTTGCAATAATCTTTGCACCTTTGTCATTTTCATACATAGCTCCGAGGTAATCCAGAAGTGACGAAAATGATTCTGCAGTACCTTCGTACGTCTTAGCTATCTCAGGAAATACCAAAGTATTAACATCGTCGTCGGTAGCATATTTATATGAATCTCTTATTCCTTCAAATAGTTTTGATAGTCCAGGTCTCATCTTCTCAGAAGTCATCTGAAGTTTATCAAGTTGTCTTTGTCCTTCGTCAGATACCCTATACTCTTCTTGCTGCTTTCCTATATAGTCTAAGGCTTCCTGTGCTTTCTCAGGAGATAGAGCTCCAAATAATAGAAGACTTGTCACAGCAGCTTTAGGATATTCTAAGGCACTGATCTTTGCAGCATTAGCATAGTCGTTAGGTGCCAGTTTTTGAGTGGCCACTGTTAACGATTTAGTCCAATCAGGAGAGTTCTCCATTAAGACATAATTCTCAGGTTTAGCTGCCCATTTAGAAAGTACTGGAAACTGCCTAGCAATCTCTGGGATTGAAGCTTTAGTCCGTATCTCATTTTCAGAACTCTCTTCTAGTTGGGAGTCAATTATAAATGGATCAACATTAAGTTCTTTAGATAGCTGTCTTACTTGCTGAGCTCTTTGACTATCCTTCGGTGTCACTATGCCTCTAGCACCTTCAAGTGCATTTATACGAAGGTCAATATTTTCAGGTGCAATAACTCCGACTGCTCTAGTTTGATCTACAGCTCTGAGTATTTCATCGTCGCTAGGTTCGGGAGCAGGAGTAGATATGTCTTTAACAAACTGAGGAACATTACTTAAATCAGGATTTCTGACCTGCTCTAAGGCAGATAGTATGTCTTGCTCTTCTGCATCCAAATCAGGAGCTAAAGCTTGATCTCGCAAAGTTTCGGTGTTTTGTACTGTGTTTGGTTCTATTTCAGGTGCTTGGTCGGAAGTGGTAGTATTAGGTATTTCTGTATTTTCCATAGTATTAATCCCTTAAAATTCTTTTTAAATCATTTAAGGAGTATATAACGTATTGTTATCTTTGCATACTATTAAATACAGCTTCGACTTCAGCATCAGTAAGATCGCCCTTACCGCCCTTAAGTGCTGCAGCTCTAATCTTAGCTGCCGTCGCATCAGGAATACCATTACTTAGTGTCTCAGGTACGCCAGTAGATATTTCAGGCTCTATGTCGGCACCAAATCTATTTAGAGTTCTGCTGAAGAAGCCGAGTTCTTTTGAAACTTGAGTCTTGTTATCAAGGTCACGAGTCAATTGCATCTCAATCTGTCTTTCAGTTATCTTAGGATTCTGCTCTAATATCTCAGTGTACCTGTCGTAGATCATTCTCTTAACAGGTCTCATCTTACTACTCTTAATATCAAGACCAAGCTTATCAGCAAATCTTTTTTCAGTATCTTTAAGAACTCTAGGATTCCACTTCTGACCTGATGCGTAATCAGTCTCAATGCTTTTACGAGCTAATGCTTGTCTTCGCTTAATAAGCTCTCTGTCCTCAGAGTTTACATATGCCCCGTACTTCGAGTCTACTTTTACTTTGAGTTGTTCTTGATAGGTCATGTTATCAAACTGCTCCATAGCACTATTAAACACCGCCTGATCAGTTACTACAGCTTCCTGGCCACCATTCTTTTGAAGTTGTGCCACAAGTTTATTTCTAGTTTCAACGTCCATAGCATTGAACTTCTCTTTATTCATAGCTCCCGTCTGAGTAAATTCCTGGTAAGTACTATTGAAAAGATCTTCATTCTTTTTAGCTTTTTGTTTTTCACGAACAGCATACATAGTATTTACATGGGACATAGCTTTACTAAAAACCTTCCCATCACCACCTGACCTAGAAAGTATTATCTTCTGAGAAAGTACTTGGTTCCCGTCAGCAGCTTTAAAAGCAGATTCAGCTAAGTCTAGTGATATATTATCTTCTTGTTTAGATAGTCCTGCTTTTATAATTCCATCAATCTTGTCACGGTCATCGGGAGTTATAGACCCTTTAAGTACGTCAAAGGTTGCATAAGCTTTGTCAAAGTCACCTACATTAACTTGGTGTTGGATAGATTTTCTAGCAGCTTCAGAGATACCTGCTTCTGCTTCAGTGTTTATCATTTCCCCGACTGTTATTCCTGATGCAAGCATCTTGTTATAGTCAGTGCCGTATGTTCTTTCTAAATCTCTTCTAATTGATGATGATACTTTGGTAATACCTGTGGTGGCCAAATACTCGACGTCACCTGCATTATCTATCATGTCATTCATATCATTAGCTATACGAGTCTTGTAGGCATCATCAGTTACTTTTCTACCTTCTGAACTTGTGTATCCAATAGAGAACCTGTCAAATTTACCTGCACTCTGAGCAGCTTCTACTTGAAATTCTGGGTTGTCTCTATACCTAGCCGGAAGGTTGTCTAGTCTTTGTTTAAGTTTTTTTACATAGTCTTGTTTAATGTCAGTTACATTTCTTAAAGCTTCTGTGCCTTTGAAGTCAGCAAGCTTAGCTTCTGCCTCTACTCTGTAGGTATCAAAGTCATTTTTGGCCATAACTTTATTAAGGTCTGAGGCTTTCTTCTCAGCATCTAGGTCACGCTTGTTAGCGGCGTTAACACCTGCCGAGAGCGTGTTTACAAACTCACCTGATATTTGAGTTCCTTTTCCAGGAGATACGCGCATAGACTTAGATGGTGTATCTACTTGTGTTTTTAATGATGACTGTGGCGACCTGAATCCCATATATTATCCTGTTATAAAGTTGAGGTATAAATACTCGTTCCGTAGTTTGCTGCTGAAGAGAGGTAACTTGCGTTACGCTCAATCTTAGCTTGGTCTACTTGATAGTTAATTGCTATCTCTTCGAGTTCAAATCCCATTGCTTCTGTAATTGAGTTTATCTCTGCTTGAAGACCATTGTAAATCCCAATATCTTCGTCGGATCCTACTGCTTGTGTAGTTTGATCTGATTGAGCTCCTTGACCTTGGGCAATCATAGATAATAAAGTCTGCTCACCTTGTAGCTCACCTGCCACTCTTTCTTCAAGTGCAGCTTGTTTACCTCTAGCTAAAGCATCATTTGCCTGTCTTCGAGTTTCCATTATATTTAATGCTGCAGCACTCGATACAGCATCGTAGGCACTCTTAGCATTCAGCATGTCAAGACCAAACTTGAGTCCTGCTTTTAGCCTTGCACCTTGCTGCCTCTTTTCAAATCTTTCGTTATCAATCTTATTTTGAGAAATAGCTATTGTATTAGCATCTTTTTGAAGATCATTGCTTTCATCAGCTCTGGCATTATCCATTGTATAAGCAGGAACTTTAGAAGGTTCTACCCTAGTTCTTTTTTTAGCGGCTCCACTTGTGATCTTTCTAACTGTAGATTTTTTCTTAGGCTCGTCAGTTACATATCCAGTTAAGTCAATAGCATCCATAACGTAGTTGCTTCTCTCTGGAAGGGGTTCCATAAATGGATTTGCTGATTGTCCTATAATTGCCATATTAATCTCCTGCTAGTCCTTTAGGGAATACAGCAAGTACTGTTATTGGGGCAGGGTCAACATGTCTTATCTTAACCATCCCTTTAGTACTCCACTCACCACCAATATTGGGAGAGATATAACCGCTAAACTTAGCTGAAGCATCTGCTATATCAACATTGTCCCTTGTAACCATCTCATCCATATCCTCTAGTGATTTGTCTGGATTGCCTACAAAGCCTCCAATAGTATTATACAGTGCAATTCCAACTTTATCTACTATCTTATTGTCGTCGGACAATGTACGCCCATCTGAGGACTCAATAGGAAGTGTCTGCATCGAAGATTCATAAGGGAACCCTATAAAAGCTCTAGTCCTATACTCACCTAAGTCCAATGTAATATTAGCTGTCAGTGAGTCTGCGTCTTTTATAATACTAATAGTGTCTGATCTTGGATTTAGCGGAGAAGATATTACTGCATCATCGGCAAATATTGCCACTGGCACTTCACCTGCAGGAACTATTTTAGGGTCAGCCGCAAAACTTATGTCTGTCCCTTCTTTTCCTAATGAGTATAGTCTGCCAATTTCAGAAGTTATGTCCGTCGATGTTATTGTTTTAAACAGAGGTAGCCATCTACTTCTCCTGGCCTTTACTTCTGCATCAGATAGACCCAGTGCATTAGTAGCTAAATCTTGAAGACCTTCAGGCACATTTCCGTAAGCGTAAGCGTCATAAGAAAAAACACCTGTAATGGCAGTAAGTATAAAGTCTAGTGATGCTTCCATCCCAGTATCATCAGTATAGTAAACTCTTATTCTTTTATTAACAACGTAATCAGGAATAGGTACAGAAGTAGTTATTTCAAGGAGTGTTCCTTCATTATAGTCTGCTCCTTGAGTAGTGATGTTGATTAAATGAATAATTGCATCATCTAAAATATCATTACTATCCTGTTTTGAACTAGATAGGTAGCTTATGCGCCTGTAGCCTTTATCAGTCTTAGGCAATAATATTTTTCCGGCAGATATTGTGGTGTTTGAATAGCACTCAGTTTTTAGTCTGTTTTGATCTGCGATTGCTTCTATTGATTCATATACTCTAATTCCATTCCTAACAACTACAAGCATAAGACTTGGTTTATCGGGGTCTCCTACAGAGCACATAGATTCAACTTTACCTTCGTTCATGTCGAGGGTAGAAAATCCTGCTTCGCCATCACTATTAATGGTTGCTGTTATAATATTTCCATCTTTCTTTAAAAGCAAAATAGTATTGTCAGAGCCAGGAAGCATCTCCATTTCCAAGAACTCTTCTCCGTTGAATAGATGTGATGACCAACCACTTACTTCAGCCGTAGCAGCTCTGTATTGGTCTCCAAAAAGAACTACCATTAATTTAGTGTGTCTTGAGTTTAAGTAAACCACAGACGATCCTGAGATCAAAGGAGTCACCACTTTCGATGCGCCTTCACTTGATATTTTAATTGGGTTAATAGTAGTTGGTGTCAATATACCATTGTCGCCACCTTGTACTAAATACGCTCCATTGTCTGAAAATACCATTAGCCTTTCAGTGCCTATAATCTGGCGCACAGGAGATCCATCCGATACTGGTATACTCAAGCTAAAAGCCCCTGACAACGAGTTTATTATTGGTTGCTCAAGCTGAGATAGTCCACCTGCTTTGGAAGCGAGCATACCGCTTGGGCCAATTGATTTATTTATTGATTGGTTAAACCCCACTATATGTCTTTCCTGATATACAGCTGAGCAAGAACTTCCAATAATATATGAAGTAGGAAAGCCGGGTACTCCATCTAATCCTGGGTTATCAGTATACATGCTAAAATCTAGTGGAGGTGTTATTGATGGAACTGAGGCCCCAGAATCATTAAGTGTTATTTCCCACGGGTATGAAGTCATATCATCCAAAGGAGCATTGTTTTCAATTACATTTCTTGGGCTTACTCTTGAAACTAAAACCATTGATGAAAAGTCATCTTCAGTACCTAGACTTACCGCTGATCTGTATATGTTAATTCTTTTTATTAATTTTAGTGAGCCTCCTGTAAAGAAGTATCTTAGCTGAAATCCCATTAAAACATTATTCCCAGGAAGAACCATATCCTGCCCATCTATAGCTCCTGTCAAAAATCCAGAGGAATTATAAGGAGACCCTCCTGAGTCACTTTTTACAAATCGGGAATATGGTGTTTCAAAACCATTGAAGTATTCAACAGTAACTAGATATTGAACTGCGAAGGCTACTGCTCCAGAACCTATTGTTACATTTTGAGAAGCATTGGGAAAACTCAAAGAAGGAATAGCTGGAGGTTCAACCCTAAAGAAAGAAGGAAGGGCGGTATCTAGTCCTGTCATACGCATAAGACAATTGTATTTATTTGCTATTGTGCCTGCTGACCAATCACCCATGCCATGTATAAATAATTCGTTACGCCCGTAGGTCACTTGTATGTTTTCAAGACCTCGACCTGGTTCTACTGAATATGAGAAGAAAGCCAATGACTCAAAAGTTCTAGTAGGTGTATCTGAATAAGGGTCAGCATAAAAATCTATTATAACTTCGTAGTCGCTGTCATCCTCTATTCTAAAAACTATTTTACCTAATACTGATTTACTCGATCTATATGGTCCTGTCTGGGCAGGTCTTATATATGGAAAAGAAAATATTTTTATTCTTTGTATTGAAGAAGGTTCTTGTGAAACATTTACATTATCCTCACTTCTAAATTTTGCAAAAGAGGTACCTGGGATTTTTGTCACACCCCCTTCTCTTTTAACAGTCATATTCCTTAAACTAAATAGGGCTCTAGCATACTGCGATTCAGTGGACCTATACTGCTGTTCGGGAGATATTTCTCCATAAGTGAATGATGTCTGTTTTCCTGATGGCATTAGTACCTCGTAGTTATCAAAGGACTTTTAGCATAGGTATACTGAGGAGTTCTTATGAGATCATCTGCAATACCTTTAGCCAAGTCGTTGTAGGCATCAGAATCAAGTGTATCTCTTACTTTAGGATAGTTATTGGTGATCAGTGAAGGAGCTATATCTACTGCCCATTGTGCTGACCACGACTTAGCAAAGTGAGTCGGGAATACACTATTTTCGTCCATAGCCGCAGTGTAAAGTATATGAGCATTTCTTACGTTAGTATATAAAAGTATTTGCATACCAATATGTCTTTCCTCAAAAGGAAGCTTCTGCTCTGGGTATAGTTCTAAGTTTCTTATGAAATTCCCATCAGATGCTATTTGCCTTACAGCTAAACAGTCAGCAGGAGAGTAATAAGAAAAAGCGTAACCATTCTCAGGATCATCGAACTGCTTATTGAGAACTGCTGATCTTGTAGCAAAGTTCCAGGTATGCTGCTCTAGTACACTGTTTAAAGATACACGTAAATGTCTTTTGAGAATTTTTGCAGCCGTAGAGTATTCATTGGCCAAATCATTTATTGTTGATCCTACACCTAATCTACCGAGAGCTAGGTTTGCTACATCTGTTAAATACATCATACAGACCCCCGGTACACTAGATAATTATTAAACTAGATCTTTTAACTTATCTTCTGATTCTTCTTTCTTAGCTTGGTTAGCTGCTTTAGTTTTAGCTGCTTTTTGTGAAGGAGTTAGTTTTTTAGAATCATCACTCTTGTTTGAATTACCTTCGAACTTCGACTTGTATTCTTTAACTGGCTCCATCCAAGAAGGAAATTTACCATCTAAAATATTACCTTCGTATAAGAACTTTTCACCTTCATGAATAATTCTACCGCCGTAATATCCTTTGTTCGTTGCTTCACATTGAACCGACACTTTTTCTTCGTGACGTTTCGCCTTACCAATTCTTGACATCTAATACCCCCGTTAATCGTTTAAATTATTTTTAGTTACCTCTGTAAGCACCATCTACTGCTGCTACGATACCTGCAGTGATTTTACCTGCTGTAGCTGCTGCGTTTGGCGTATACGCAAGTCTAAAGTATCTTTTAGTTACTTCTCTAGGAATCTCTTCTACAGGAGCGATAAACCCTGCTATGAGTTTAGCTACAGGTACATCAAACGAAATTACGTTTTCAACATCAGAGCTAAAGTCTTCAACACTTGAAGCTTGAACTTTAATATTTAAACTTGCGATTGTTCCTGCAAAGTCTTCAGTAACTTGAATAAGCATTGGGATAGACCCTTTACCAATCAGTCTTTTTAACTGAGCTTTGTTATATCCTGTAACCCCTGCTTTTCCCAGATCAAGAATGTTCTGAGAAGGAGTTAGAGTAGCGGCTGTTAAAGCCTGATTGTCTGATAAAATTGCCTGATTATCTAAAATCATATTAACCTCGTAGTTGGTGTTTCTGTTGTTATTTAGTTATTTATTAAACTACTCTTGCTTCAGTATCAAGGATTGCATCACTTTCTCTGATCGCAACGCCTCTGAAGTTAAGAACTTCTTTAGCATTCGGTCCGTACTTATCATACGTTAAGAAAAGATTTCTATCTTTAACATTTCTTGCTTGGTAGTCTAAAAATTTAACTAGGTTAGTATTCATATAAATGAATGTTTTACCCATACTCATTCTACGACCTTTGTGAGCGTAGTACATTTCAGTCATCAAGTTAATGATGTCTGCACCTGTAGCTGCATCAATCGTAAGATCAGATACATCAATGTTACAGATTCTAGCTACATATTGCCAGTTTCTTACTGTGATACCAAAGTGCCAAGTAAAGTCTTCTCTATATGCTCTATAGCTATTATTATCTGAATCGTAAGCTACATAACCTTCTGGGTAATTGTATCTCTTAAGACCGATAGTATATTTTTTAGGGTAAAGAAGGTGAGATGCTTTTTGATCCCAAGTAATCATCCAAATCGAAGTGTTGTCTGTTCCAGTACCACCTGCGTCAATAATCTGCTTCCCGTTCTCTGCGTTAAGATCGCTAAATCTTGCAGCAAAACCTGTAGGCTTTTCAGGCTCAATGCTTGAATCACCGTAGAAGATAGTCGATGCTACTTCTTGTGCCATTGCTTCAATGTGAGCTTCTGCTTCACCCATTCTCATAGATGCTTTATCTTCTGCACTTTCTACAATATCAACTAGTCTTGCATCTACTTCAGATGATGATTCTACAAAACCTGTAGTATCTTTTACCATCTGTTTAGTTCCCTTTGATGCCGGGATACCTTTATATAAACGCCCCCAAACAACTGAAGGAAGTCCTACTAATACAGTAGTGTGATGTGACATACCATCGTTACAAGGGTATGAAGGAGCATCTTCCAAAATTGGATTATACTGAACTAAAAGATTGATAACGTCTTTTGCCTTCGAGTTCTCAGGCATCTGTGCTAGGTCTAATAGCGTAGGGTATTTAACATTTAAAGTAGACATAATATTTTCCTCTCAATAGGTTTTTGAATTACATTCATTTTATTGTCACTTGTATTCATTTTTGAGTCAAGTAATTTTTATAATAATTATTCGTCTTTAAACATTTCAGGGTAAGCATTACGTAAAGCTTGTTGATGCTCAGTTAATCCAGAGCTATCTCCGCTCCCACCTTTTCCTACGAAGTTATCGTTCGAGACCTGCTCTCCGACCTTCTTTAGGAATCTTGCTAGGTGTACGTTATTTCCTATATAGGGATCATTTAACGCTTTATCTAGGTTCTCATCACCAAAAGTCTTGGCCGCTTTATGAATAGCAAAGAAAGATTCTTTTCCTTTATCTCCAATAAAATCTGGATCTTTCATCAACTCTGATTTAAATCCTTCAAGTTTTGCTTGAGATACGTTCATACCTTTAGCATAAGAAGCTTCCATTTTCTTTATCATAGAATCAGCTTGCTCTTTATTTAATCCGTTGGCCGAAGCAATTTCTGCAACAGCGTCGAGGTCTTCTTGTTCAAGTGGAGAGTCATCAGATAGTTCTAAATCGTATCCTTCTTCTCCTCCGTCGTCGTCTGTATCCCCAGTAGTTGTTTCTTCTGAAGTTGGCTCAGCTGATTCTTCTGTCTCAGTGCTTTCGCTTTCTGGTTCAGATGTTTCTTGTGATCCCCCTTCTGACGATTCTTTTTGCTTTGAGGCTTGAGATAATGCTGTTTCTTCGGAGCTGTTTTGCTCACTAGAAGATGCCTCCGGCGTGGCTGTCGTGCCTTGGGAGTCTGTATTCGTTGTCGTCGTTTCCGTCGTTGTTGTCTCGTTCGAGTTTTGTTCTACGCTCATTTTCAATCTCCAAGTTCTTTGTTCGTTGTTTAGATTCTTTCATCATCTTTATTATAATCTCATCATCTACTATATCAAGTAAATCTAGTATATGAAGTCCTACTTCTCTTTTTCCAAGATCTTTAAACACCTGAGAGTTTTCTCCCCCGAGGTCTTTATACACTCCGCAGTACGATATGATGTCCCATAGAAGGCGTCTACCTACTTCAGTGCCAGTTACATATTCAACTGATCTTTCTAATTCAATGCGTTGTTTTTCTTCTTGATCTAAGTCCATGCGATTATTCTCCCTAATCTATTGTGCTGCCAGTGCATTATCTCCGGTAGTCTTTGTTTCTGATAGTGTCTTAGCTGTAGCCGCTTCTTGCATAGCTAATTCTTGCTGTGCTCTTTTGGCCATAGCTTCTTGGTACTCTTCTACTGACTTATTATACTCAGCTTCGTCCAAGATAGTTTCTGGATCAATACCTGCATTCTCAGCATACTGTCGCACATCTTTCTCAGCATTGACAATTCTTAAAAGCTCTGGTCTTTGAAGTGCTTGTGATACGGATGAAACATACCCTATGAATTTTTCTTGGGTAGTTATTAAAGAAGCTTTAGAAGCTTGTGCTAGTACAGATATATACTCAGGCTTTAAGCTTTTATCTTCAAGCTCTTTAGGTTTTTCAGGAAGTTTACCTGCTTTATCTAAAAGGTATATAGCATTCTCAATTATTGGGCCTGTAGTGTCGTGGTCAAACTGACCAAGTATAGGAGCAATAGCTGCGACTGTTTCTGAAGCTCTTTGATTTATCTCTGCCGCAGTTACATGTGAAAGCTTTTTCTCACTAGACAATTGTCTGAATAGGTCCTCGTAGAAAGAGTTTCCGATGTATCGCTCAATTTCGTCTTTGGATCCTAATAGCTCAGATAGTTGAGGGTTAATTGAGAAGGCAGGTTTAAATCCATGCTGCATACCTCTATCGTCAACATAAGTAATTCCACCTGCTAATATAGAAGATTGATGTCTTCTCAGAGATGCGTGACCAACCATAGGAGGTCTGACCAACTTAACTACTGCTTCGAACTTGTACTCTTCAATTTTCTGCAATGTTTTAATATCTGCTATTGCAGTTTCACCTGGACCATCAATACCGTAGTATCCTTCTGGCTCCACTTCCCATCTTGATATAATAACTGGGAAATAGTCAAAACCACTGACCTTAATATATTCTTTTAAATTACCTTTATCTTTAGTTGCTTTGTCTTCACCGTTAGTGTTTCTAAAACCTACTGGAGACTGACTAGGAACACCATTAGAGTTGGTTCCTGTCACATATGTATAGCTTTGGAATTTCTTATCATGCGAATTTAAAGACTGCTTGCTAGGATTATAGTCTGGATTTGGTACTATTAAATTACACAACATAACATCGTCTAAATATTGTTTAGCTTTATATTTTTCAATAATGCCTGCATCAATATTTTTATAATCAATATCACCTTTTTCATCTCTACCTGCATACTTCTCGATGACCTGTCTTACATTGAGTGTGAACTCGCGAACAAACATATTAGGTCTGCTCTTCTCATCACAAGCAAAGGCATATGTACCTACTGCAAAGTGATAGAAATGAAATCCCGTAACTGCATCTTCTAGCATGGCCATAGCTGAGTTAGAGAATACTGCGAGGTCTTTGTATGTAAGAGGCATGACTCTATAAAAGTTTGACAATTGAAGATGACTCTCCACTGTACTTTCTACTTTCTTGTAATACTTCTTAACTGAAGCAGCTTGAGAAACCATAGGGTCAGAGCTCACAACGTTAAACCAAGGACGAGAACTAGGAGTTGCCCCGTTCATCATACCTGATTGGAAAGTTCTCATTGACCTTCCTGCTTGGTTGTTAATTATGTCCTGAGTCTTTTTACGACCATCAGTTTTTCTATTATCTCTCTTAAGGCGATTAGGAGCTATATACCGCCCCTGCTCTTCCCACTTAGGCATATGCTTGTCACGGTCTTGTATAAGACTGTCTTGGATAGAATTTGCTTCTGACCTACTAAGTATTGCCATTTTAGTTACCTTATCTTTTCTTAACTCTCGATTTCTTTATTCTCTTAACAGCATCAACTCCTGATTCCCCAGGAAGTGCTGTACCATAGCCAATAGATTCATCATAAATATTGGCTTGGCTATCGTTGTTCATAATTCTTTCTTGTGCAGCTTCGAGGTCTTGCCCGTAAGGAAGATCTGCTGCTGACTTAATTATTGAAACGTCATTGCTCATAGCTGAATTAGCTGAAGGAATAAACTCAGACGCGGCAGAATTTGCCGATGCCATATTACCTGCACTAGGAACTTTTGCTGATACCATCTTATCTGATGAAGCATCAATAGCACTTTCCATTTTACTAGATGCTGCCGACTTAACACTTGCTACTTTATTTGAAGCTGCAGATTTCACTCTAGCAATTTTCTTACTAGCTGCTGATTTAGTTTTAGCAACCTTTTTACTAGCTGCCGACTTCACTCTGCTCATTCGTTTTGCCATTTTATATATCCTTGTTAGAAAGTTCCTAGATTATTTATACCGCCGCCAATAGCTGAAGTAGGTGTACTACCTGTAGGTATTGCAGACTGACTAGAAGAAGTACTGCTATTTCCTTTACTTGGTCCTAAATCCTTTCCAGTACTTCGAAGTGATTGAGCTTGTTGCTCTGCCATCCTCGACATTATTGTTCTATTTCTTAAAGCTTCATTTCTTTTCTTAGCTGCTTTTCTAGCTGCGTCATTCTGAGAGTTAGCACTAAACAAAGCTATACCGCCACCAATCACTGCACCTGCTACTGCTCCATAAGCTCCGGCTCCCGGTATAGAAGCCCCTGCCAAAGCACCTGAAGCTGCTCCAGTTAATACTGCATCACCTTGATCTACTTCACCATTTTGATTAGCTGCCATATATTCTCCTACGAACTATGTCTAGGATAATGCGGATTATGATTCTCGTCAAGCTCATAAGGATCAGCATGATGTCTGCTCTGACCTGACTCCGACTGATATCTATTCCATCGGTCTTCTTCTATCCGAGTTCTAAGGTCTGGATCTGTACTAGCAGGTAGTGCTTGGTAATTTCCATAGAAGCTCTGCTGCTCTACATCTGCAAAGGTTTGAGCTAGTGCATCTGCCCTATCTGGCGAATAGCCTAGTCTTGATTTAATCTGTTCTTTTTCCTCAAGTCGCAGTACGCCACCCAGGAAGAATAGTTTAGGAGTTGTAAGTTCATTAGCTAGTATTGGATCGTTTGGAAGGCAGCCGCCTTTTCGTACCCAATCTCTCATTCGAACCCACATCTCTGTTCGTTTATTGAAATATCTTTTATCTTGAGCTTTAGCATTATATTTAATTGGAGTGACGTCCATTACCGGTGCGGCCATATCGAGTGAATCAATTACCGATGAACCATACCCTCCGGTATCATCCACGAATAGTCTTTCAATTTTGTATTCTTGTTGCTTCAGCATACAGATTCCTGCAAGCTCTGGACCTAGTAAACTTGAAGATACTACTTCAATCGCATACGCTTTTAGTCCCTTTCTTCTTGCAAAGCTTGACTTATCTACACCACCACGGGAAACATCTAGTCCCATACGTGATTGTGATGTCTGCACTTCGCTGCCTTTAATAGTTCGCTGCATTGCCTCATGTACTTCTGAATCAGTGAGAAGCATATTAGCTGCTTGATCTGGATACGTTCCAAATACGTTGACAAGTACCCAAGGATCATCTTTACCAAACTGAGCTATCTGTTCACGTGCCCAATTAATATCAACCCTAGGAGCTCGCATTGGATCATCTGGATCACCTGATATTCTATGTACTGCCCACTTCTGAATTGATTTACCCATAGCTGCACGGTAGATTAAACCGGACGGAACCTCGGGGTTAGCTGTAACCAATAACTTCGAGTTTGTTCTGTCAGTGACCGCTGTGGTTAAGGCTGCATCTGCTGTGGTTATAATTGCATCTGGTATCGTTCCTGCCTCATCAATGATGAATGCAACATT